TCACATCCTGCGCGCGCCCAGCGCGACGGCGCGGGCCAGCATCTGGGCGATCTGCGCCTCCGACCTCAACAGGCCGGGCGCGCCGCCGTCCACGCGCACATTGACGACCACGCCCGGTCCGCCGATCGGCTCGATCGCGCCGGCGCCGGCCGGCCTGAACACCTCCGGCCCGCGCTCGCCGACCAGATAGGCGGCCCCGCCCGTCACCGGCCCGCCGTCCGCCCGCGCCCCGCCGAACAGGCCGCCGACCGCCTGGGCGATCGCTTCGCTTAAGCCGCCCTTGCCGCCCGCCCCCGCGTTGACCGCATTCAGCACCGCCCGCGCCAGTTCGGCCAGGCTGACCTCCCCGTCCGCCGCCGCCCGCGCCAGCGACCGCGTCAGGCTCTCGCCTGCCCGTCCGAAGGCGTCCTCGATCGACGCCGCCGCCCGCTCGGCCGGTTCCTTCAGCGCCTCCAGCGCCGCCGCCGCCTCGGCCGCCCGGATCGGCACGGCGTCCAGGCCGTCGCGCCCACACTCGTCGCTCATCAGTCTCACTCCCTCTCCCGGCGGGAGAGGGAGACCGCGCACGGCGGCCGCTTGGCCGTCGTCCTCGCGCGGTCGGGTGAGGGTTTACGGCGCCGCCCGCTCCCCGCCCCTCCCTCACCCATCAATCCGGCCACGATGCCGAAAGCCGCTCCAGCCCATCCCGGCCGAGCGGCGCAATACCGGCCGACCGCTCCGTCAGCATCCGCCACTCGCGCACCGACAGCCGCCAGAAGGCTTCCGGCCCCACGCCCATCCGTAAGCCCGCCTGCATCATCTCGCCCCAGGGCGTCATCCCGCCGCCGCCGCGAAAGCCCGCGCCACGGCTTCCGCCGCCGCCTTGGGCTCCACCGCCCGCGCGTCCGCCCCATCCTCGCCGCCGCCCCTCAGCAGCGCCTCCAGCACCACGGTCAGATCCCGCGCCGACAGCGCCCGCATCCGCTCCGCCAGCCCGGCCAGCCCGTCCAGCCCCAGCGCCGTCTCGATCTCCGCCAGCGCCCCCAGCGTCAGGCACAACCGCCGCTCCCGCCCCGCCAGCACCACGGAAACTTCGCCACGGGCTCCGTTTGCCTGTTGCATTGAAATCTCCGGCAATAGGTAAGGGTGATTAGTGATTAGTGGTTAGTGATTGGCGCTTACATACCGTTTCGTCCCCGCAACCCTCCGCCGCGGAACCAGCAATCACTAACCACTAATCACTAATCACTAATCACTCGAGAGAGGCATACCCTTTAATCACACAACCTCGAACGTGACTTCCCCCGCACTCGCCAGGCTCATCGCAAAGCTCGCCTCGCCCTCGTGCTCGCCCGCGTATTCCAGCGCCGCGACCAGGAACGGCCCCTCCAGCACGCCGAAGTCCGGCACGATCAGCCGCCAGGTCCGCGCCTCCTGGGCGAAGAAGGCTTCACGGATCAGGGCGTCGGAGGCCGCATCGCGGAACACCCCCTGGCCCGACACCGCCGCCGACTTCACCCCCGCCCCGCCCAGCAGCTCGCGCCACCGCCCGGCCGAGTCCGCGTCGGTCGCATCCACCGTCCGCGCATTCAGCGCGATCGTCCGCGCCCTCAGCCCCGCGACCGTGGCGAACACCCCCGGCGCCCCCTCGATCTTCAGCAACATGTCCTTGCCGCGTTGCGCCGCCATCTGTGCCTCCTTGTCCTGAATAACTGGCGAGTGACGAGTGGCGAGTGGCGAGACGTAAGTCCCAACATCCGGTTCGGCGCTGAGTCACCCCCTGATGCTTACTTCGACCGCTTCACTCGCCAGTCGCCACTCGCCACTCGTCACTCGTCACTCCACTTCCGTCACCGCCCGCACCCGCATCACCGCATAGGTCCGCTTCTGATCGGCGCTGCGGAACACGTCGGCGAAGGTCACCCTCAGGTTGACCGTCCGCACCCCGTCCGCCTCCAGCGCCGCCTCGAACAGCCGCGCCCGCACCGCCGCCATCACCGCCCGCGCCTCCTCGGCGCCTTCGAAGCGGGACACGCAGCTCAGGGTCAGCACATGCTCGATCCCGCACCCCTCCGCCCCCACCGGCCGGCTCTCGGCTCGCCCGAGGGTCAGGTGCGGAAACGCCGGCTGCGGCGGCGCCTGGTCCCATATCCGCGCCGGATCGCCCAACAGCGCCTGCAAGGCCGCGTCCCCCGCCAGATGCGCGATCAGCGCCTTCACCACGGCGTTCTCGTGATCGCTCATCGGTCGCGCTCCAGCCTCAGGGTCACACGTCCGGACCCCGCCGCCTTGCCGACGCCCGCGATCGCCCAGTCCGCCCCGCCGAACCGCAGCACCCGCCCCGCGGCCAGGCGCGGATCGACCCGCACCACCGCCTCCAGGGTCTCCAGCCGCCGCGCGCCCTGACCGTCGGATCGCTCGCGCAATGACACCCGCCCGGGGTCCAACCACACGACCCCCAGGCCGTCATAGGTCACCGCCCGCCCGCCATAGGGCGTCTGAGCCTCCACCCGCTCCAGCAGTTCGGCCAGCACCCTCACAGCCGCACCACGCGGTAAGGCGCCAGCCACGCCTCGACCGGCTCTATCGGCATCTCCGCCTCGCCCCGCTCATAGGCGCGTAAGCTCAGCATCAGGATCGCCAGCCTCAGCGGCGCGGGCGAGGTGGACGTCAGGCCCATGCCCACATCCCCCTCCACCCGCGCCCGGGCCGCATCGATCAGCGTCTGGATCAGCCCATCCTCCGCGTCGTGCTCGACGCGCAGGAACAGCTTCGCCTCCGCCAGCGCGACGGGTGCGGTCATGGGTCGTCTCCGATGTTTGAGATAGAGCGCCGACCCTCTCCCTCCCCTTCATGGGGAGGGACGGCGAAGCGCAGCGCAGCCCGGGTGGGGTCCGAATGATCGAGCTCCGCCCTTTCGAGCCCCACCCCGACCGCTTCGCGGTCTTCCCTCCCCATAGAGGGGAGGGAGAATCTCAGCTCGCAGCGAACTTCATCACCTTGATCGCATCGAAGTTCTGCACCCCGCCGCCGACCCGCTTGGTGGTGTAGAACAGCACATAGGGCTTGGCCGAATAGGGGTCCCTCAGCACCCGCACCCCGGCCCGGTCGACGATCAGATAGCCCTTCTGGAAGTCGCCGAACGCGATCGACAGGCTGTTGGCGGCGATGTCAGGCATGGTCTCGATCTCGGTCACCGCATAGCCGAGCAGGGACGCCGTCTCGCCCGCCCGCGTCGCCGGCTGCCAGATGTAATTTCCATCTGCATCCTTGAACTTGCGCACGGCCGAGACCGTCTTGCGGTTCATCACGAACCGTCCGTTCGGCCTGAACTGGGCCTTGGGCGCATAGACCAGGTCGATCAGCCGGTCCGCCGGGCTGGTCCCCGCGAACGCGCCCGCCGCGCCCGACGCCACATAGCCGATGTCGCCCCAGGCGTGGCCCGCGTCCGCCACGGCGGCATAGCTCAGGAAGCCCCTGGGCTTGTTCGTCCCGTCGCCGGTGACGAAGGCCTGGGTCTCCTGCGCCGCAAAGGCGTCCTCGACCTCGGCCGCCAGCCATTCGTCCAGATCGACCAGGGCGTCGTCCAGCAGGCTCTGCGTCGCCGCCGGGCAGGCGTAGAGATCGGCCGCCGGAAACTCGAGCAAGGCCAGGGTCGCCGGATCCGTCTCGGGCCGCGCCGCCGTCTCGGCCACCCAGCCGCTGACCACCCCCGCCGTCGACACCGGCTTTCTGAACACGCCCGAGCCCACGGTCCTGACCGTGGCGATCTCGCGCATGGGCGAGCCCGCCATCAGCCGCCGCTCGATCGCCCGCTCGGTCTCGGGCGGCACGACATAGCCCGCCGAGTTCGACGCCGACGACAGCCCCGCCTTCACCTCCAGCCCGAACCCGGTCTTCAGATAGCTGTCGAACGCCGACTTCGTCTCCTCCCCATCCCATGGGGAGGGGGACCACGAAGTGGTGGAGGGGGTCTTGCCGCCTTCCACGAGCGGCCGCCGGTTCTCGCTCAACACCCGGTCCAGCCGCGCCTGCGCCCCGGCCACCGCCCGGTCGATCCGCGCCACCTTCTCCTCCAGCAGCGCATCGGCCGACGCCTTCTTCTCGATCTCGTCCAGCCGCGCATCGTTCGCGCCTTTGAACGCCTCGAACGCCGCCATCATCTCATGCATGGCGGCGCGCGCCTCGGGTTGCCCCGAGGCCTGTTTGGTCTCTTTCATGATGTCTCCGTTGTTGTAGCGAGCGACATGCCCGCCTCTGGACGTTTCGCGTCCTGTCTCCGCCCAAGGGGCGGAGGGTTGATGCGGTCTCGTCCCCGCAACTCTCCGCCCCTTGGGCGGAGACAGGCGAGCGTCAGCTCGCCAGAGGCGGGCGTCAGCTCGCCAGAGGCGGGCAGGTCAGTGTTGACCCACCACCCCAAACCTCGCCGCCAACAGCATCGGAAACGTCACCGCGTCCCCTTCCCCTCACGATGCTGAGGCAGCCGGCACACCGGCCAGCCTGACCTGTGCTAGCGTGTCGTCCTTGTCCCGCCGGAAGCGCCTATGGTCTCGTCGCTCGTATTGATCCTCGCAATCCTGGGACAGACCCCGGCGCAAGCGACCGCACCCGCCCCCCAGGCGGTTCCGCTCGGGGCGACCTACAACCCCGACAACCCCTTCGCGCGCATCCTCGCCGGCACGCTATCCAGCGTCGTGGTCGCCGAGACCGACACCGCGCTCGCCTTCATGGATCATGCTCCGGTCCGCCCCGGCCACGTTCTGGTCATCCCCAAGTCCGCGACCGTTTCACTGCTGGATTCCACGCCCGAACAACTGGCCGGCGTCATGGCTCTCGCGCGCTGCGTCGCCATCGCCCAGGCCGCCGCCTTCCAGGCTGACGGCATGACCGGCCTATCGTTGTCTCAGAACAATGGCGCGCCGAACCAGCACGTCGGCCACATTCATTTTCACCTGGTCCCGACCTACGCTGGCCGGACGTTCACGCCGGCGGCCACGCCCGTGCCGCAGGAACAGCTCGAACCGGTCGCGGCCCGAGTCCGGGCGGCGATGCCCGAACGCTGCTAGCCCCGAGGGCGAACTCGCTCCCGGCAGCATCGTCACGCACGCCATCCGCCGGCTCGGTCACATCAGGCTCCAAAGGCTTCGGCCCAGTTTGAACCTCGCCCAGCAGACGGGGCCGCTGTCTAGGTCAGACCGAGAAGCGGCGACGGTGTATCGTCAGCGCTGCGCCGCTCGCCAAAATCAAACCGAACACGATCATCGCCCATTCCGTCATGGTGGGAACGGGCGCGACGGGCGCGGTGAAACTGACCTGGAAAGACGCATCCCCGTCACGTTCTACATAGGTTTCACCCGGCCCTGATTCGCGCTGCACTATGACGCCGTCCGCATACTCTACAGGCTGGGTCGGCAGGCACGAGGCTTCTCCCCCGGTGTAGGTCGCAAGAATAACGTATGTGTTTCCGGGGACGACGGAGACTCCGCCTGGAACGGAAACGATCGAGGGCGCACCGAAGCTTGGGAAGGCCGGCGTGTTCTGGAATGAGCCTGTCGCAAGCGCGGGACCAGGAACGTTGCCGTTGAACGTATGCAGACTCAGAGAAAACTGGTTCCCGGATCTGTCGGGTATAGTACTGACGACCATGCCGAATGAATAGACCGAAGCATCGCCTGCCGGCACAATGAAGGTCTCGCCGCCGGGCCCGTAGCCGGGAGCAGATTCTATAAGCCAACAGCTGGAGTTGGGATCGGGATCTGCGCTGAAATCGAGGTCAGCTGCCTGAACGGACCCCGCCAGCACGCACGCCAAGCCTGCTGCAGCCACAGCAGCGGCTCTCAAAGCGCCCAGACCGGCGCGGCTGATTTCCAGCATGAATCCCCCATGTATTCGAATCTACATGGGTTATCTCCATGTAACGGATGCGTGTCATTTTACAGAACGACGGTCAACGCAATTCCGTTTGGGTGACCTCATAAGCACATGAACAGGCGTCAAAATCCGTCAGTCTGGCCGCAGGACGATCGGCATCAGCCGAAAACCGCGCCCCCGGCGGCATCGGAAACGTCACCCGCGTTCTCAGCTTTTACACAGTGCCAAAAACGGACGTCCGCAATGTCTGAGAGGGGTGGGGAGCGGACGTTACCGTTCCGCCGTCCAGACGGTGAAACGGGCCACCTGTGTCGAGGCCATTGACTTCGCAAGCTCCCGATCTCTGTAGCCGGGCGTGGTCGCCATCCATGCGACGAACTCCTCGTTGCCCCGTGCAACCGAAGGGAAAATACTCAATGGCTGGCCGTCAGAGCCAAGGAGTATGAAAACGACATCATCACCCCAAGGCCCGCTGTCGTCGGTTGCCACGACTATGGAAGACAGGTCTGCAATCGCAACGACCCTCCGTTCGCCGGTGCCATCTGTCGTGATGATGTTCGCTCCGCTGATGGAAACGGACCACGGATCGGCTTGAGATTGGTGCGCACCAGAGGTGGCCGGGGCACGACAGGCACCGCCCGCAAGGAGAGACAGGCCGATAGCCAATATGCGCAGCATGGGACCTTCGCATCGACGTGAAGCGCACAGTCTGGCTTTTTCGGGAAGGTCCGCAAGGGGTCGGGAGCGGTCATTCGCCCATGACCCGAAACCGCGCCCCCGGCAGCATCGGAAACGTCACCAGCGACACCTCCCACAGCTCGACCGCGCTCAGCACCCTCAGCCGCCCGTCCCTGCGCGCCTTCACCGCCCGGAACCCGATCGACAGCCCGTCCAGCGCGCCGGCCCGGCTCAGCGCCCCGGCGAACCGCGCCTCGGGCGACCAGTCCATGATCCGGCCCCGCACGAACAGGCCGCGCTCGTCCTCGACCAGCGCGTCCCACACCCCCACGGTGCTGCGCGCCTCGTGCTGGTTCAGCATCTTCACCCCCGCCGCCCCCGACCGCGCCAGGCTGTCGGCGAACGCCCCCTGCGCCACCACGTCCCCGTTCAGGTCGGCTATGCCCCACAGGGAGGCGTAGCCTTGGATGACGACGACGCTCTCCCTCCCCTTTATGGGGAGGGACGACCGCGCAGCGGTCAGGGTGGGGTCCGTATGTCCTGACGCACCCCACCCGGGCTTCGCTCCGCTTCGCCGTCCCTCCCCATGAAGGGGAGGGAGAAGTCCGTGCGCCCTCACCGCCCCCTCTCCAGCCGCCGTTCGATCCGCTCCACCGCCGCCCGCGTCGCCACCCCCTGCTCCTCCAGCCGGGCCAGCCGTTCGATCACCATCCGCTGCTCGCTGACCCGCCCCTCCAGGCTGGCGATCCGCGCCGCCGCGCCGCCGGCCCAGATCAGCCCGCCGGCGGTCTGCACGATCAGGGCCACGACCACCGCCATGGCCAAGCGTTTGATTTCGTCCATGTCCGTCTCCCAAGTGGCGAGTGATGAGTGGCGGGTGGCGAGTGAAAGCTCCGGTTTCGCCCTTCTCCCCGATCTTCGAGGCGCAGGCCGGTGTTGAAGTGGCCGCTATTCACTCGCCACTCGCCACTAACCACTCGCCACTACTCACCCCACCCCCGCCATCCGCCGCCGCTCCTCGTCGCTCAGGAACCCGGCGGCGTTCAGCCGCGCCCACAGGGCGTCGCGTTCGATGTTCAGGGCCGGCACCGCATCCAGGTCGGGCGTGATCGCCGCCCCCGGAAACCGCGGCCCCAGCCAGGCCGTCATCGCCCCCGCCGTGCGCTGCACCAGGGGGATCACCGTGTGCCGCCAGAAGGCCGCGTTGGCCTCGCGGTAGTTGGCGTAGGTCGCATCGCCGGGGATCCCCAGCAGCTGCGGCGGCACCCCGAACGCCAGGGCGATCTCGCGCGCCGCCGCATGCTTGCCCTCCACGAAGTCCATGTCCGACGGCGTCAGGCTCATCGGCTTCCAGTCCAGCCCGCCTTCCAGCAGCAGCGGCCGCCCGGCGTTGGCCGCGCCCGCGTGCACGCCGCCCAGCTCCGCCTTCAGCGCCTCGAACTGTTCGACCGTCAGCCGCTCGCCGTCCCGCCCGCCATAGACCAGCGCCCCCGACGGCCGCGCCGCATTGTCCAGCAGCGCCTTGTTCCAGGCCCCCGACGCATTGTGCACGTCGATCGCAAAGGCCGCCGCCTCCAGCGGTGAAAATCCATAGTGGTCGTCGGTCGGATGAAACAGCTTCAGGTGCAGGACCGGCGACCAGCCGTCGGCCCGGCGCGCGATCCGCACCGCCCGCCCGCCGACCGTGTATTCATAGGCCTCGGGCCAGCCGCGCGGTCCCGGCACCACCGCCACCCGGTCAGGCCTCAGCCCCCACAGCTCCTCGGGCGCGTCCTCGCCCACCGCCTCGACATAGGCGTTGCCCGCCGTCTGCAGCGCGCCATACAGCCCTTCCATCAGGGTCGCGCCCGCCTCCTCCGGATTGGGCCGCGCCAGCAGCCGCGCCAGCGGATGATCGTCCGCCCGCACCCCGCCCACGCTGACCGTCAGCGGCGTGGCTGTCGCCGCCTCGGCGATCATCCGCACGCAGCGATAGGCCACCGGGTTCTTGCCGAACCCCTCGCGTGCCAGATGCGCATAGTCGCGCGGCGTCCACCGGGGCCGCCCGGCGTGGGTCAGGGCGATCAGGGGCCCGGCCCGACTGTCCTTGATCTCGGGCGCGACGCGCGCGCTCCGCCGCGTCAGCCAGCTCGGCATCCTCATCGTTCCCTCCCCCGTTCGGCGTTCACGGCGCGGTCCAGCGCGTCATCTCGAGGTCGCTCAGCGCGCGGGGCGCCGCGGTCGCCCGCCCGATCACCGCCGTCGTGGCGGCCGACCCGCCGATCTTCAGCCGGTTCAGTCCCTCGGGCGCGCTCAGATCGACCGACCCGACCACCGCCCCGTCGGCCACGAGCGTCAGCCGCCCGGCCTCCAGCCGCGCCGCCGCCCGCTTCGCCTGGCCCACGCCTGCGGACGGCCCGACCACCTCGCCGAGGCCTACGCCCGCCGCGACGACCCGCGCCACCACCGCGCCCCCGGCCGAGACGGCCAGCACCAGCCGGTTCGCCTCGCTCCCGTCGTCGGCCTGGGCCAGGGTCGTCTCGACCGCCGCCGCGCCGACGCGCTTGAAGGCCAGCATCAGGGTCAGCGCCTCGCCGTCCTCCAGCCCCGCGACCGTCGCCATCTCCGCCGCCCTTGAACCGACCGCGCCCGTGGTTTCGATCGGGCTGGTGACGAACCGTCCCGGCTGCACGTCCGCCTGCCACAGCAACAGACCGTCCGCCCCGTTGCCGGCGGTGTTCCCCAGCGACGGCCCCCAGAATATCGTCGTCGACGGGCCGCTGGCCGTGAACACGAACCCGCACCGGAACCAGCCGCCGGCCAGCGCCTCGACCGCCGCCCCGGTGATCTGCGTCCCCGTCACCGCCGCCGTCCCCGTCGCTAGGTTGAAGACCACATGCTCCACGGCCGAAAACCGTGACGCCAGGGTCGTCAGAGGATCGGGCTTGACGAAGATCGACGCCGCATAGGTCGCTCCCGCCGTCGTCGCCACGACCTGCTGCGTCCGCTTCAGGTCCGTGGACACGTTCATCACCAGCCGGTCCGCGCTCGTCGCGCCGTCCGGGCTTGCGGCCGCGTCGGCCTGCACCGTCGTTCCGACCCGCGTCCACGGCGACTGGTCCAGCCGCTGGGATTGCAGCATCAGGTTCTGGCGCGGCTCCTCGATCAGCAGCCCGCCCTCCACCCGACGAAATGCATCCGCCGCGAACACTCCCACGACGCCGGTCGCCAGCCTGGCCCGCGCCGCCGACGCCCGGGCAAAGCTCCACCCCGGCACGACCTCCGGGCCGCTTCGCCGCCTTCGCCCGCTGGTGTAGGCCCCGCTCGCAAAATCCAGGTCCAGCCCGGGCGCGACCCCGCCTCCGGGTCTCAGCCCCGCCGCCCCGATCTCGACCCCCAGCATCAGTCGAACAAGGCTACGATATTGGCCGCCGTCGTGCCGGTCGCCAGCACCCGGCGCGCCTGCACGGCGACATAGCCCGCTGCATGGTCCTTCAGCGTCACCGCCGCCGCATCGCCGGCCGGGATCAGCGCCACGTCCCCGCCTACGCCCAGATACAGCGCCTTGGCGACCACGCTCAGATCGGTCGTGTCGTTCGGCGTCACGCCTTGCGCCCGTCTCGCCGGCGCATCGGCCGAGGGCGCATAGGTTCGATAGGCGTCGGTCATCCCGCGCTCTCCTCATTCCAATGGGTTCGAAAGTCTCGTCAGAGCATCCGCAGGCGCGGCCCCTCGCGCCCGCCCAGCAGCAGATGCCCCACCGCCCAGACCAAGGCGTCGGCCCGGTCCGGGCTCGCGCTCTGATCTCCGCCCAGGCTCAGCAGCTCGTCCTCCAGCGCCGGAAACACCCCGCAGTGGATCACCCGTCCCTGTTCGTACAGCGCGGCCACCGGCTGGGCCCGGCCCCATTTCGAGAGCGAGGCCCGCACCGGCTTCACCCGGGCTTGGCAGTCAGCCAGCTTCAGCATGGCCTCGACCATCTCGCCGCCCTGGTTGACCTCGGCGATCACCCAGTCGGCCGCGTGCTCGGCCACAGCCCGCGCCGTCGCCTCGGCCCATTCGCGGGGCTTCGGCCGCCTCACGCTGCGATCCGCCAGCACATAGGCCATGGCGTCCAGCCGCCCGACCACCACGATCCCGCAGGCGTCGCCGTTGGAGGTCGCCGGCGGGTCCAGCCCCACCACCACCCGGTCGAACCGCTCCGGCGCCTCGCCGCGACAGCCGTCGATCATCGCCCGGGTCCACAGGCCGTCCTCGGCCCCCAGAACCTCGCCGTCGATCTCCTGCGCCTCCAGCCGCGTCCCGCCGTACAGGCTCCGCAGGCCCGCCACGAAGCCCCGCGACAGGTTCCTCGCGTTCGCCTGCGTCCCCGCCCGGGTCAGCACCGTCCCCGCCTCAGCCATCAGGTCGCGCAGCGCCCTGGTCGGCTGCGGCGTCGTCGTCACCGCCAGCCGGGGGTCGTCGCCCAGCCTCAGGCCCAGCCTCAGCATCGCCAGCGTCTCGGCCGGCTTTCGCCAGGCGCAGAACTCGTCGGCCCAGGCCGCATGGAACTGCGGCCCTCTCAGACTGTCCGGGTCCTCGGCCGAGAACGCCTGCCCCACCGCCCCGTTCGGCCACACCAGCCTGCGCCGGCTGACCTCATAGACCGGCCGGCGGTCCTCGGGAGCGATCGCCCTCAGGCCCGACCTTCCCTCGATCATCACCTCGCGCACATCGTGCAGCGTCGGCCCCACCAGGGCCACCCGCCGCCCCTTCAGCGCCTGCATCGTCAGCCATTCGGCCCCGGCCCGCGTCTTGCCCGCGCCCCGTCCGCCCAGGAACAGCCACGTCGCCCACTCCCCCTGCGGCGGAACCTGACCCGCGTGCGCCCATCCCGGCCAGTCCCGGTCGATCAGACTCAGCTGACTTTGGCTCAGGGTGTCCAGGCGCTGCTTCAGCGCCTCCGCCGGCTGGCCGCTCAACCAGTCGAGCAAACAGCTCGTCCCGCATCCGCTGCTCTCCGGCGGCGTCCAGTCGCTCATATCCGACCTTCCACTGCTGCTCCTGGATGTTCAGCTCGATCAGCGCCTGCCGGGCCTTCATCAGCGCCGTCAGCGTCTTGATCAGGCCGTCCAGCTCACGGATCGGCGTGTTGTTCATCTCGGCGATCGTCGCCCGGATCAGCCGCCTCAGCGTCTCGACCTCGCCGACGTCGGCCTCGCTCTCGACCCGATTTCCCGTCATGCCCAAACCATAGCGGACCAGCGTCCCTGGGCTCGCAGACGGCCTCGAGATTCCTCCGATCCCTTGCCCCGCCCGGCATCGCGCCGCCCCGCTAGGCGATCTGCGGGTCCAGCTTCAGCTGCCTAAGAGGGCTCAACCCCCTTTGGCTCGGTCCCTACCGTTCGAATGGTTGACCCATGAACGACGTCCACCACGGTGATGATCGATGAGCGCGATGAGGTGCTGATCCGTCTGTGCTGGGGTGACCTGGTTCAGTAGCTTCCCGCCCAACCTTAACCGTGTCACAAATTCGGAAACTGATCGGAGCTGGTGATGTTCGAAGGCGTGTTCGAAGCCGCCGTCGCAGGCGCGATAGTGGCGGGGATCGGTGGAGCCGTAGTTGGGGCCGTGGCTGGCCTGATCACTATGGTTCGTCGCGCTCGCCGCGAAGGGACCGGCTGGCGTGGCGCGTGGAAAGCGATGATCAAGGATGTCACCGCCCCTTTTAGGTTTGTCCGGCGAAGGCTGACAAACCGGGGCTTAGCGATAGCGGGAGGGATACTTGGGGCCGTTGTGCTCATCCCCATGGTCACTGAGTCGAGCATCCTGATCCGGCAATCTAAAGCTGGTCTGATGAACGAAAGAACAGCCTGTCTCTATTTCTCAGGCGTGCGCTTTGATAGGAGGTATTTCACTGAGGTATTGGAAGTGAACTTCCCAAATAGAAGAATATATGTACCTGATTGTCCGCTTATAGTGAGGGCTATTAGAGGATATAACTGGATGTTTGAGCCCAACTACTATGAAGATTCCCAGCTGCCCCATATCAATCTTCTGCTTTCTAACGACGACGGCAACAAGATCGAACGTGCTCGTGCAGCAGGCTACAGTGATCGGGAGATTTTCGACGAACTAGTTCGTCGAAAAATACTGAACGACCCTAAAAGGGGTTCGTCTCGCCCTTGA